TTCGTGCCACTGATCATAATCGTAATCTGGAACACCACGTCTTTCAATATCTTCTTCTATACATTGTTCGCCACGTTGTATTTCTAGTATATGTGCATTTACTTTACCAGGGTTACTTGGTAAATGCCAAACTTCTTTATTAATTTCATATGGTCTACTCGATGGAGTTAGGTAAGCAATCTCAGTGCGGTCGTCCCATTCAGTTACCATTTTAACTTCGCCTTCTAATACATTCCATTGTTCACTACGTTTAAAATGTTTTTGATTACTTAGTGCTTTGCCTGGATAAATTACAAGCTCTTTTACTTTGTAACCTTTTTCTGGTTTGTCATCAAGTACACGCCAGTAGCCCCAGTCGCGTTGTGTCTTTTGTGTTTTCCACTCGTCGAGTATCCAACTACTACTGTTAGCTTTGTTTTCGCCGCCAATTCCAAATGCAAATTCTACACTCGGATGATCACCGTATGTAGCATACTCAGGAGTTGTAGTGTTTGTTCTATCGCCACCGTTAGCAAATATAATTTTGCCTGTGGTAGTTGACATAGTAAGAAATATTGCACCACATGCACTATCATCGCTGTCATCAAAACTGATAACTTTATCTACAATAGCTAGTTCTTTAATGATAGCAAGACGTTCTTTAAAAGGCATAAATGGCCGACCCTTTTTTCGAGTCAGCCATTCATCTGAATTTAATCCAACAATTAGTTTATCACCTAATTGTTTTGCGGCCTTAAAATAGTTAATGTGTCCTGAATGTAGTGGATCAAAGCCACCTGTTACTAGTACGTGTCTCATACTAGTATTTAAACTTTAACGATTTAAAGTTTGTATATATTGGTTTACATTTTCAGGTGTTGACATTTCGTAAGGATCATTATCTGTTCCTTCGTTGTTATAGCCTTCTTCAATAAAACTTTCGCTAACAATCATGTTCTCAACATACATAGCATATCTCCATGATCTATTTGCAAAGCCTTTATCTCTTTTATTACAAAGCATACCAATAGCATGTGTAAAGTCTGCATTACCATCTGCTAGTAATTTAACTTTAGTACAACCTAATTCTTTTGCCCAAGCATTCATTACAAATGCATCGTTAACGCTTACACAATAAACTTCATCGACACCTTCTGCTTTAAATTGTTCGTACATTTTTTCGTATGCTGGTAGTTGTTCTGAACTACAGGTTGGCGTAAACGCTCCTGGTAATCCAAAGATAACAACTTTTTTATTTCCAAAAAGTTCTTGGCTAGTTTTCTTAACCCATGCACCACCTAATGCACAGCCGCCATCATCACCAACTTCATCACCTTCTCGTAATACAAAGTTGATATCGCCTGGAAGTGTGTCCCACTTCTCAATCGCTTTTCTTTCCCCTGGTAATTGATAATTCATATTCGTATTTTAGTCCTGTGTGTTATATACTAGCATCTTCCATGCCAGCTACTCTTAGTTTTACAATATTAGTAAGTTGCCATTGTTTTTGGTCTAGGCCCTTACAAACTCCTAGCCATTTGTTACGCATTAGTGCAAACTCATTGATAATCTTTTCGTAGTCAACAACGTCAGCTTCACCGTCTACATATTTTTCAACGTCTCGACTTGACAATGCTCGCGGGTAACTTTCAAGATATTTCTTAAAGAACGAACTACGTAACCTACGCAATTCGATGTTTAGGTATTCTAATATTGCTTCAAGTTCTTGTAGTTGATTAAATCGTTGTTCAACAACACCCGGCATCTCAGCTGATGCACGTTCAACATTGCCTTTAATCTTACATTCCTTTCTAGCTTCTACTAATTGATCTTCATAGTAGTTGATAGCATTAGGAATGTTACTAATGTCTCGAGCTATATCAGAATACCATCCCATCAGTAATCGTCCTCGTTATCGTACGAATCTTCGTCAACGTCTTCTTCTAAATAATAACCAATAGCTTTATCTAAGTTGCTGTCAGATCCTAATGCTTCTCTAAATGCTTCATCACTAGTACCTAGATCAGCACATAAATCAACAAACTTTTCAGCAACAGTTTCAATGTGCTTTTTGTCTAAATATTCTTTAAACACTTGCCACACTTCTATAATATTTGAACCTGTATCCAATGTAATCTCCTTAGTTAATACTGCTATAGTTATTCAGTTGGTTGTGTTTCGACTTCAGTTTTGACTTCAGTTTCGACTACTGATTCTTCAACCATGTCTACTGCTTCTGCAATGTTATTCCAGTCCATCATAATTGTGTCAAGAGCGTCACCGCCTGCTTCCCACACTTTACGATATTCTTTTACTTCATTACCTTTAGAATCAGTGTACCTTAGTCTATTTCCGTCTTTGACAAGTAATCCTTTTTTCTCAAACAAGTCAACCAATCCACTGTAAGGATTCATACCTGTTTCATAAGGAATCTTAACTTGTACGCCTTCGAACGGTTTTGCATAACGAGTTTTCATTACTTTACAACCTGCTCTAATACCACGCACTTCGCTAATTTTATTACCGTCAAGGTCTTCTTTTAGCTTTAGTTTTTTCATTGCAACAACAATACTTGATGCATAGATAAAACCTTGTCCACCACTGATCTTGTCATCTGGGTCAAACATATCCTGTGATGCATATGTATGATTAGTACAAACTAATCCTACGTTACAACTACCAATCATGTTAACAGTATTACGTACAAGTGATGTTAGTGCTTTAGGCTTACGACCCATATCACCTTTCATATCACCTTTGTTAAACTGATCAACATCTGTAGGTGTTAACAACATACCCAAACTATCAACTACAAACAAAATCTTAGGACGTTCTTCCTCTGGCATTGCTTTGTAGTCAATCATAAACGTACTAATAGTTTTAGCAACGTCATCAATCATTGACATGTTAAGTTTTAGTAGTTTGTCTTCTGATGTATCTACATCAAGAGCTTTCAACCAACTTTCATCAAGTGCGTTCTCTGAGTCAATTAGAACTACAAAGATACCTTGATCTTGTGCCGCCTTTACAATATTACCTGCACAGATATATGATTTACCTGCACCAGATTCTCCTGCAAAAACAGTTACCTTACCTAGTGGAACACCTTTGTGGAAGTCGCCACTAATAAGATAGTTTAAGGCATAGTTACCTGTACTAATCCAATCCGTAGGGTCATTAAACCCACTACTCATGCCTGTGATCGATTTAGTTAAGTTTTTACGAAACTTAGAAACGTCAAATGCTTTATTAGCCATTGTATCTCCTTATCAGATTGTCTGAATAGGGTGTAGCATAAACTACTACACCCACTCAGTATTAAACTAGCTTTGGCGGCTTCTGATCATCGCTAGGATGTCTTCTGCTTTGTTGCCATCGCCTGCCGCTTCAGTTGCCGTAGGTGCTACTGCATCAGCTACTGGAGCCTCTGCTGGTGCTACTGCTGGTGCCGCTGGAGTTGGTGTAGTTGCTTTAACTGGATCACCAGTTGCCGCTCTTACGCCTGCTGGTCTAAAGTATTGACCAAATGCTTCCATGTCGTATGCTTCACCATCTACTGATGCTTCAAACATTTTCTTGATAACTTCAACTGCTACTGCTTCAGGTTTCTTAGGCAAGTAGTCTGTCATGTTAAACAAGCCGTGGTCTTCGATAGCCTTATACTCAGCTTCATCTAACGGACGCTCTCTACGAGCCCAGTTTGATGTTGAGTAATCAGCATATCCACCTTTGGATGTTTTAGCGATTCTAAAGTCTACACCTGCTGTGTAGTCTGTAGGTAGTTCGTTCATATCTGGATCCATTAATGCTCCCTTAATAATTTGGAAGATTTGTGGACCAATAATGAAACGTCTGATTGGGTTTTCAGGTGTTGTATCCTCTGAAAGTGGATTATCAGTTACGAAGCCTTGGAATACGTATGAACGCTTTTTCCAATACTTACGACCCATATCCTCTAACTTTGGATCTTTAAACCAGCCACGTACTTCTGAAAGTACTGGACAAGTTTCCCCATACATTTCCATACATGGTACTTGTACCTGTACTGGACGAGAGTCTGTCTCGCCTTTAATTCCAGCAAATGGAAGTTTGATCATCAAACGTTCTTGCCAGAAAAATGTATTATTTTCGTCACCATCAGGTAAGAAACGAACTGTTGCAGTCTGTCCTTCCTTCAAATTCCAAAATGGGTAAATTGCGTTATCGCCGCCGCTGTTGTTATTAGAACCACCTGTGCGTGACTCTTGTTCTTTAAGTTTAGCTCTGATCTCTGCTAATGTTGCCATAGTTATTGCCTCCTATATGTTAAGCCTATGTGCTTTAATGCGGAACATTCCGCTGTGCCTGTTTGTAGTAGCACATGTTATATACTACTACAGTTACTTAGTAAAGTCAACCACTAGGTTGCCAAAAAAGTGATTCTTAGTTATTAATGCCTGCTAGTGATTTGATTCTTTCCATCTCACTATCTTTTCCTTGCACTAATCTTGCAATCATCTTCTCAGCTACTGGTACGCTTTCTTCACCAAATTCTTTTTCACATGCAGTTACTACTGCCTGCTCGCCTTTTGGAAAGTTGTTAGTTGTGTAGTCATAATAACTTTTAACTAGCTCTTCTAACTTCTCACCTGCTGTTCTTGTATCTTGTTCTTCTCCGTCCATATCGTCCGGAGTGTCAGACTTCATCAATTGACCTTTACTATTGATTTTGACATCCATAGTATCGTCGTCTTCGTCAGTATCTTCATCTTTATCTAATTCTGCTTTACGCTTCATTAGTTCTTTTTTCAGTTCTGGATCTTTTGATGTTTCTGGGTCTAATTGAATGTCTTGCAATGCTTTTTGTTTAGCATCGTAGTCATCTTTATCTACTGTTTTTGTATACTGTGATTCTGTTTCAAGATCACCTGTATCAATTTTTGATAATACGTTTGAATTTTTTCCTTGTAAGTATTTCATTACTAATGGACGGACACATGTATCTGCATCTTTTTGTCCAACTTTCTTGAACATGTCTAGTAGCATTG